TTACTTCCATCCACACGCTTTTTGAAGTGGCTTCAATGCCTCTGACAGACCAGCAACATCAAATGTCGCACTCACGGGACTTTCATTGTAAGGCGTGATCTGAGTAAACATTGAGTTAGCCTGGCTCAGCGCCTTGACGAACTCGATGACATTGCCACGATAAAATACCGATTTGGTATCGCTAGATATGTCCCATGTTTTCGTTTTTGCCTTCTGTTTATCCAAGCGAGATAACATCTGTGTTTCGTTCAACCCAAGATAGGTATCCCAATTAAGGAAAAGTTCTGTTTTTTTCTCGCGGCAAGTGATGTAAAGACTTGGTGTGATCGATTCCCCAAATTGCGACCGGAAAGAATCATTAGCAGAAAGGCTAACATAAACATTCTCTGAATCATCCACGGGTGAAGTTTTCGTGGATACCTGCCATTTTCCAACACCTACTACTGGCTTAGCCTCTTCGGCTACTTTCGGTGGAAGAACCTTATCGTAACAAGCTAAACGCGCATCACTTTTTGCCTCGGATTGGCATTTCATTAATGCGTCATTGTTAATATCGACTTTAACTGGTTCTACCGCATACGCTGTTGATACAGCAGAAGAGCAAAGCGCCATAGCAATGATTATCTTTTTCATACCATTACCTTTCATGATTTCGGGCGAGTAAAGAAAACAAACATTCCGATAATGATATCGCCAATAACCCAGATGGTTCCCAGCATCATCATCCCCAGCCCCGTACCAATTGCGGCTCCGGCCCGTTCTGCGTCTGAGGCTGCGTTATTGATAACGTCACTACTGCCGCCAGCCCCGGCAAAAATGCAATAGATCATAAAGATGTTAAACAGGATAAATATCCACTTAACGATCTTGCCAAAAAATGAGCGCTTCGGCTTTCTGACCTGATGGCCGCAAGACGGACATTTAAACGCTGAATCACTAATTTCTTTACTGCATTCCGGGCAGTTTACTAATGCCATTTTCCTAGACTCCATAGACATGGTTACATAACCGCCATAAAGCCTATCAGTTGATTTTGTTTGAATAAATAAAAATTAACCCGCCATATAGGCGGGTTATTTTAGAGTGCCAGCGATAACTGATCTTCGCCGTGGTGACTTCGTGGAAAAGCTTCTTGTGGCACCATCGCGCCGGGCGCTGGCTGGGTCTGGTTTAGTGAACCGTCTATTTCCGTCATGCTGGTGAAACAGTACCCGCACAACATATTTTGACACTGGTGATAGCTGCGTCGTACAAGCAAACTCAGCTCAACGCTGGTTCTGGTTTTTGCTATTGCACGGCAGCGAGGACAGCGCATTGCCATACGCGGGCCTCCTTTCAGGACTGGTTAATATCAACGCAAGTATAACGCTTAAGACGTTGAATCGTCACTCTCCGCTGTCCAGTCGTCGATTTTTACTTCCAGTTCCAGCGACGTGGTAAACCCTCCCCCGCCAATATCGTGAACGCACCGCGTTATCGTCCAGTTCCCACTGTCGATCGTGGACTTAAAGCCGTAGACGCTGGCGGGCTGTTCCGGGTACAAATCTGCGCGGCCACGCGCCAGGGTGATGCTGAACGTAGCCGCACCGCGCTGCAACTCCCGCCATTTAGCCGCAGCGGCACGCTTCGCCGCCTTTTCCGTCTTGAAAGTTTTACGTATAACAAAAACGTTACCTTCGGCCCCGGCCAGATAATCACCCTCTTTTTTGCTGGATGCAGGCTCTTTCTTTTTGGCCTGGCTGGTTCGTCGCCTGCGGGTTGTTTTCTTCACGGTAGTGGATGGTTTCTTGCCAAAGTTGAGATCAAGCCAGTATGCCGTTACGCCCGTGTACGCGTCGCGGTCAGCTACGTTAAAGCTATGTTTATCACCGCTTGACCGGACTATCTCGATCACCGGCAGCGGCTTGCCGCTCTGCGTCACTCCCTTGCCCGGCGTGATAAACAGAAGCATACCGTTTTTAATGGTTGCCACCGCGCCCAGCATTTCGGCCATGCGCGTTAAGAAGCTGATATCTGATTCACTCGTCTGATCGGCGTGGTCTATCTCAATCTTCGCCAGTTCTTCGCTGACACCCGCACGCAGATCGTAGCGACTGGCAATGCTGGCGACCACATACCCCACGGTAATATCGTGCCAGCTATATTCCCTTTTCACGTTGAAGGTATCGCGGAAATCTGCGCTTCTGGCACTGATCGTTAGCTGGTCAGGCGGGCCTGAATGACCTATCTCATCAACCGTATACACTCCCTTAAAAACCAATGGATCATTATCCCAGCCCAGCGCCACTGATATCTTTGCGCCGCGTGATGGTAAGGCTACCTGCCCGTCTGCATCATCCAGAGTCAGATCCAGCGTGTCCGCTTCAAATCCCCGGTTATCTGTCAGGGAAAGAGAGATCAACCGGTTATCCAGCGCCGTAAGCTGCTTACCTTCAATCTCAATACTGAACGCCGGGCGCGGCGAATATCGGTTTTCTGTCGTGTCCATATCAACCCCTTCATCATGATGGGGTACATCGTCGCCACGCGCGCGCGCATGAACAACGCCCCGTCATTGTTGCAGGTTGCTGACAACCCTTATTCATCGCATCAGCCTGCCATTGCCGCAATGATATTCGCAGTCATTAAACTGGCGAGGCAAATACATGGCCACTAACTACCATCACGGTGTAACCGTCACGGAAACCACCGACCTTAGCACGATGATCACCGACATTGATTCGGCGGTGATCGGCGTTGTCTGCACCGCTGATGATGCGGACGAAACAGCGTTCCCGCTGGATACCCCTGTACTGATCACCCGCGTGGCTAACATGCTGGGCAAGGCAGGTAAAACCGGCACCCTGTTTACCACCCTGAAAGCGATTTCAGACCAGACCAGCCCGCAAACCATTGTGATCCGCGTTGCTGATGCTGCAAATATCGAACCGCCAGAAGGCGGCACCGCACAGACACAGGATCAACTGGTTATTGGCGGCACCGATGCAAACGGACGCTTTACCGGCATGTACGCGCTGCTGTCTGCCGAAATGCGCGTAGGCGTGCGCCCGCGCGTGCTGGCTGTTCCCGGTCTTGATACGGAAGCGGTGGCTGCACAACTCGGCGTCATTGCCGAAAAGCTGCGCGCGTTTGCTTACGTGGCAGCGAACGGCTGCAACAGCATCGCCGAAGTGAAGGAATACCGCGAACAGTTCTCCCAGCGTGAAATGATGGTTATCTGGCCTAATTTCATCTGCTACGACACCAACGCCGGGGCGAATGCCACCGTGCCCGTGGGTGCCCATGCGGTTGGGATGCGCGCCAAAATCGACGCAACGCAGGGCTGGCATAAAACCATTTCCAACGTGCCCGTTAATAACGTGCTGGGGATGGATCGGGATATCTATTTCACGTTGCAGGGCACCGATACCGACGCCGACGAACTGAACGCAGCAGGCGTTACCACGCTGATCAAGCAGGACGGCTACCGCATCTGGGGATCGCGTACCTGCGACGCGGAAACGTATATCTTCGAAAGCTATACCCGAACCGCGCAGATCGTTGCGGATACCGTCGCCGAAGCACATTTCGCCTATGTTGATAAACCGCTTACCCCGTCGCTGGTAAAGGACATTGTGGACGGCATCAATAAGAAGCTGACCTCATATGTGACGGCTGGCAAGCTGCTTGGCGCCCGCTGCTGGTATGACCCGGAACCGAATACCTCGGAAACCCTGCGCAATGGTCAACTGACCATTAAGTACAACTACACCCCTGTTCCACCGCTGGAAAATCTCAGCCTGGTACAGGAGTTCACCGACGAATATTTCGCTACGTTTTCCAGCGCAGTGAATAACTAACCGGGGGCGCTTATGGCACTGCCTAAGAAACTCAAATATTTCAATATGTTCTTTGACGGGGATAACTACTTCGGCATGGTGCCGGAAATCACCCCCGCCAAACTCACCAAAAAAACCGAAGACTACCAGGCGGGCGGTATGCCGGGTTCGGTTGCGGTGGATCTGGGCTTCGACGCTGGCGCCCTGGATATGGATATCACGCTGGGCGGCATGGATGCAGGGCTAATGAAAAAATGGGGCGTTACCACTGCGGACGGAATTCAGGTGCGCTTTGCTGGCTCTTACCAGGACGATGCGACCGGCGACGCCGTACCGTGCGAAATCCAGACGCGTGGCCGCTTCACTGAACTGGATCCCGGTTCGGCAAAGGTTGGGGATGATACTTCGCATAAGTACACCCTGAAAAACACCTATTACAAGCTGACCATCAATAGCGAAGAAATTATCGAAATTGATGTGCTCAACATGATCTACAAAGTTGCCGGTGTGGATGTGCTGGAAAAACACCGCGCTAACATCGGCTTATAAGGAAACCCGGCACCATGAGCAAGACCAAAGAAAACACCGTTATTCTTACCGCCCCTATTACGCGCGGTAAGACCAAAATCACCGAAGTGGCAATCACTTCCGTGCTTAAACAGGCTGGATCACTGCGCGGCTTAAAAGCCTATGACGTGCTGACGTCCAACTATGACGCGCTGGTTATTCTGCTGCCCCGCGTTACCGCTCCGGCATTAACCGCCGATGAGATTGCCCGAATGGATACCTGGGATTTTTGCCAGTTAGCCAACGCGGTGGTTGATTTTTTGCAACCCTCTTCGGATCTGACCGCGACGGATACGGGCAACGAATCATCCGATGCCCCTGCGAACGCATAGAAGACCTGATGGCAGATATCGCCGTCATATTCCACTGGCGGCCGGTAGAGATGGACGCCATGACGGTACAGGAAATACTGTTATGGCGTGATCAGGCGGCTGCGCGCAGTGGTGGAGATCACTAAATGGCAGACCGCAATTTAAATATCAGGGTGGCATTCAGCGCCCTGAATAATATGTCCCGCCCTGTCAACGCGGCGCGCCAGAGTGCCGCCGCGTTGGCGTCTCAAATCAATCAGACCAAAACCAGCATTAAAGGGCTTGAGCGTCAGGCAACCAGCTTTGACCGCCTCACCGCAGCCAATAAAAAAACAACCGAACAACTGGCCCAGGCGAAAGAACAGGCCCGGCAAATGGCGGCGGCTTATGGCCCGTTACGCCAGCGCAGCGCCGAACAGGTTGCCGCCCTCAATCAGCAACGTGCAGCCATTCGCCAGTTAACCCAGCAGCAGAAAGGCGAGCAGACGCAGCTTAACCAGTTGCGCGCCAGCTTCTACAGCGAAGGCATTGCGATCAGCAGCGCCAGCCGGGCGACGGAACAGATCAACCAGCGCACCGCGCAATACAACCGCCAGCTTGCCGAACAGCAGCGACGGCTTGACGCTGTTAACCAGGCGCAGGCCCGTTACAGCCGCGCCAAAGAAACCGGCGAAAAGATGATGAGTGGGGGGATGAAAACCGCCGCAGTAGGGGCGGCAACCCTCGCACCTGTCGCCGCTGCGGTTAAATCATACAGCAGCCTTGAAGACGCGATGAAAGGCGTAGCCAAACAGGTAAACGGCTTGCGTGACGACAGCGGCAACCGCACCCCGCAGTATGAAGAAATGCAGCGGGCGATCATGGATGCCAGCGAAAAGCTACCAATGGCTAACGGCGCTGTTGACTATGCCGCCCTGGTCGAAGGTGGCGCGCGCATGGGCGTGGCAAACAGCGATGATCCGTGGGAAAAACAAAAAGCCGATCTGCTGGCTTTCGCCAGCATGGCGGCAAAAGCTTCGGTAGCCTTTGAACTGCCCGCCGATCAGCTTTCTGAAAGTCTCGGTAAGATTGCCGGGCTGTATAAAATCCCTACCCAGAATATTGAACAGTTAGGCGACGCCATAAACTACCTGGACGATAACGCGAAGTCGAAAGGCTCCGATATTATCGACGTGCTCCAGCGCGTTGGCGGACTTGCCAGCCAACTGGATTACAAGCAAGCCGCCGCGCTGGGTTCCACCTTCCTGACGCTTGGATCACCTGCCGAAGTTGCCGCCAGCGCAACCAATGCAATGGTGCGCGAACTATCGATCGCCACAGTACAAAGCGATAAATTTTTGGGTGCGCTGGATGAAATCGGCGTCAATGCTGAAAAAGTCCAGAAAAGCATGTCAGTGGACGCGATGGGCACGATCATTTCAGTTCTGGAAGCGTCCAAAAAACTTGCACCAGATAAGCAGGTAGCCAACCTTACTCAGATTTTCGGTAAAGAGTTCGGCGATGATGCGCAGAAACTTGCGAACAACCTGCCCGAACTACGCCGCCAGATAGAACTGACGCAGGGCGCAGCCGCTAAAGGTTCCATGAATCGGGAATCTGATATCAATAAAGCTTCCCTTTCAGCTCAGTGGCAACTGACCAAAACCGGCGCGGTTAACGCATTGAGTTCAGCAGGGGAAACGCTCCGCGAACCGCTGATGGATATCATGCTTACCGTCAGTAAGGTGGTTGGCAGCGTCCGCCGCTGGGTTGAGGCAAACCCGTCTCTGGTTGGCTCAATCATGAAAGTCACCGCAGCCATAGGCGCGTTGCTGGTTGTCGTGGGTGGCCTGATGCTGACCATCGGCGCAGTGCTCGGCCCGATGGCACTTGTTCGCCTCAGCTTCACCACGCTGGCTGGCTCCGGTGGGGTAACTCCCCTCATAGGCTCGCTGGGAAAATTATCCAGCACATTACGCGGGCTGATCCCCTCACTATCTGGCGTGGGCCGAAGTATTAAAGACTGGCCTGCCCTCTTCCGATCTGCTGCGTCTGGCATTACCCAATTTAGTAAACAAGCTATTGGCGGGTTAAACACAGCGTTAATGGCACTTTCACGCGGTGCTGTTGCTGCCGGACAGGGGCTATTTACCCTATTCACAAGGCCTATGACGGCTATAACCTGGCTTGGTAATGGTCTCAGAACTCTGGCGACCTCCGGTTTCGGCGCTTTGCTGAACGTTGGACGCACCGTTATGATGGCGTTGGGTGGCGGGTTATCATTACTTCTTAGCCCTATTGGAATACTGGTAATCGCTTTATCAGCAGCAGCGATCGCCGTTATTAAATTCTGGGAACCTATAAAAGCCTTTTTCACTGGCTTTTACACCGGGTTAATGAGTGGCTTACAGCCTTTAACCTCAGCATTTAGTACAGCCTTTGCACCACTAGCCCCACTCTTTGACTCTATCGGTAATGCTGTCGGTGGCGTCTGGGAGTGGTTCACAAAACTACTCGAACCTATCCAGTTCTCCAGCGAAGCGCTAGCCTCCTGCACCAGTGCCGGGGAAACGTTCGGTAAGGTTGTCGGTAACGCTCTATCTGCATTAACACCAATAATCGAAGGAATAGCGCGCGGTATAGGATGGGTACTGGAAAAACTCGGCGCCATCCCCGACGCAACAAAAGCAGCGCAGCAAGCTGCGGAAAGTATGCACAAAGACCCTGTTGTCTGGGAGTGGGATCCGCAGCAAAAGAAAATGGTTAAAAAGGGTTGGAACTGGTCGCCGAAAGACGATCAGCAGAAGAAAACCAACCAGAAGCAACAGCAGGCCATTGACCAGCAGAAAAAGCAGGAAAGCTTAATTAACTCGCTCAAGGGCCCGGCCAACATCGTGCCGAAGATGAGCAGCAGCCTGGACAAAATCGCCACCAATACCACGGAGAAGAAAGACGGCCCCGGCGAAATTGTCTTCAAGAATAAGCAGCCCTATATCCCGATCCGTGGCGGATATTCGGAACCGCTTAAGCAGGCGCAGCGCCAGCTACCATCCCTTACCGATTGGGTGACGCAGCAGGCCGGATCGCTGATCGCTTCCGTTACGCCGTGGCAGGTTGAGAAGCCCGCCGCACAGGTGCCCGTTTCGGCGTCGCCGTCTGCGGCTTCCGTCGCTGCGCTCATGCCTGCGCCGGGCGGCGATGTATATAACCTTAACTTCGACTTTAGCGGCCAGAAACTGGATGAAGAAACCATTATCAGGCGCGTGCGCGAAGAACTTGCGTTAGCGAAGCAGCAGGCCGACCGGCGCAAGCGTTCCCAACTGACCGATCACGTCTAAGGGCAATATCATGATGATGATTCTGGGGATGTTCCCCTTTTCACTGCAAACCACGCCTTACCAGAGTGCGAATAAAACTAACTCCTGGCGGCACGTCAAAAACGATCGCGTGGGTAAATCCCCGCGCTATCAGTTCATCGGCGCTGATGAAGAACCGTTCGTACTCAGCGGCACGCTGTACCCCGAAATAAGCGGCGGTGATGTGTCGCTTGTCATGCTGGAAACTATGGCTTTTTCTGGGCGCCCGTGGCCCCTGATTGAAGGCACGGGCAGGATCTACGGCATGTATGTTATTGAGCAGATCACGCAAAACCGGACGGAGTTTTTTAAGGACGGGAAGGCAAAGAAAATTGATTTTACGCTCAACCTGAAACGGGTTAGCGAGGACATACGGGAAAAGCTGGCCGAAACGACCACCGACGATCTCTTCTCTCTGGTGAAAACCAACCTTTCGATATAAGAAAAGCGGGCCTTTGCCCGCTTCGTCTTCCGTAACACACCGCCATAACTGACCGTGCTACAGCACCGTTAAAAATGACTGTACTCGATACGCACGGCCAGCACGGTTAGAACCGGCCAAGCGTGACGGAATGAAAACTTATTCCGGCTTATCCGGCCAGGTGATATTCGGCGCTTTCGACGTGTCCACCGCCTTCACTGCTTTGATGTACTTCATCCAGGCCGTTAACTTAGCTTTGTCGTTATCGTCAATCATCCCGAGCTCAAGCTCAGTTCGCCAGTTGGCGGTTATCTCATTCGCCTGTGCGAGAAGAGTTTGTCTCTTCCTATCTGCAAGTGCGATCTGTTCGTCGGTTGTTAGCTGGGGAGCATCCGTCCATTCAGGCAATCCGGTTGCAGAAATCCCCCTTATCTTTCCATCAGGCGGCGTTGCTGAATATTCAGCAAAAACAGCGTCATCAACGGGTATTAACTCATCAATATCCCAGCCAGCATTGCGGTAGTCTTCAACCATTCCAGCAGGAATGAATGCGTTTTTAGATGGCGACCATAAATAATTCTTCATTTCAGTATCCTATTGCCAGATAACGAACGCCGATTTGTCCGGTAGTGCTGGACTGAACGCCACTGACATAACAGGCTGTCGTTGCCGCTGTCTTTCCGGGGTTCCCAATCATAGTTAATGAAAAGTCCTGGGCTGATGCCCCAACGAACGGCGTGGCATACACCTGAAGGCAGGCGGAAGGAAATGCAATCGGGTATGTCCAGGGAGCAAATCCCCCAGAGTTTGATAGAACTTGTGCCCACTGAATAATCAGACCACTGGGAAGCTTTTGCCAGCCATTACCCGACAACGACGCTGCAAAGCTGGACATATCAGGCAGCTGATTATTTTCAGTACCGACACCACGTTTCGCCGCCTCCCCCAAACCAAGATTTTGGAGAAACTTCGCCACGTCCGGAATATCCCCGCCGTTTTGGCTTTTCTGCATCGCTCCGGTAATTCGAGTATCATCCCCCGATGCTACCGTTCCGGCCGTTGTTCCAACATTTCGCGTCGAGCTGTCACCCAACCCTAAATTCTGCCTGGCTAAAGCAGGATTGGGTAAGTCCGACAGATTACGATCTTTTGCCAGCCGTGCGCTTGCATTATCCATCGCAATTTTAACGGCCTTCGGTGTTGCTGCCTGCGATTCGCTGTCACTGGTCACGCTGCTGCTGATCTGAACAAACCCCTTCTCTGTCGTTGACGCATTCGGATGGTTACGCGACTGCTCATGTGCGCGTAGCTGATTGTCAACATACTGGCGTGTTGCCAGTACAACAGCCGGATCAATCTTCAACGTAACGGCTTCGGTGCTGCTAACAATCAGGATCATGCGTACAACTTGCACGCGCCCGCTTCCCTCCTGTAACTGCGGCTTATAGGTTTCCGCGCAGTTGGCTACGGCAATCATATCCCCGTCTTCATCGAATAAACCGATTTCACGGATCCACCACCCGCCTACATCTTCGGGGATCACCTGTTCAGCAATAATCTGGTTGGCGTTATTCGGGTCAATGCTCAGGCTATTGACCGGGGCGCGTCGCTGCTCATGAATCAGCGCCGTTTGTGCCGGGTTCGGCGTCGGCAATACGCCGTTACCATCGCCTACAGCCATCTGGGTGATCGCAACCTGCGCACCCAATGCCGTGGCATTTGCCAGTTTCGCCGCGCCCACATTGGTTAGCACGGCATAATATTTAGTCGCCACTTGCGATCTCCACGGTGTCAATTAAATGGATTGCCGCCCCGGTGTAATCATCACCGCCCACGGCTATGGTTTCAGGGAAATACGGGTATACGGTCAGCGTATCGCCGGAATAGCTGCCAGCGCCGATATACAAATCGCCGGTTGTTTGCAGGTGAAGAGACATTCCCAGCATATGACGGCTGCACGGTTTCACATCGGCGATCAGGCGTTCAAGCTCCTGATAGGTTTCTTCACTAATGCCCTGGTCTTCCACGCCAATATCCAGCGTGAAGGTGCCCGGTGCGGTGTCGATGTTCCACCACTCGTTAACCCGGATGAAGAAGCCGAACGGCTCCACAACCCGGCGCATGGCGCCCGTTGTACCCTTGTACTTATGCAGGTAGAACGCATCGGCCACCGCCTTTCGTTTTGTGCTTATCGGCCAGGCCTCATCCCAGCGATCAACGGAGAAGGCCCACGCCAGATAGGGCAACAGATCAGCCCGACACGTCCACGGGTTCCACAACTGGCGCAGCGGCACGGGCACTTCACCCAACGACGCACAGACGCGCGCTGCGACGCGCTCCATTCGGCTGGCGCTCGGCGGTAACAGGTCATTACTCATCGTAACCACCCACCGTTATGGTGTATTCGGTGCAGTGCGATGCCTGGTAGTCACTCAGCACGATATCCGCAACAGGCTGCGCCAGTTCCACGCGCTGGACGCCTTCGACGTGCAGGGCGGCATAGATAGCTGAAAGACGGATATCGCGCCCTAAGCGATTCTGCGCGGCAATATACGCCTGTAATTGTTGCTCCGATGCCTGCCGGACGGGTTCAGCTTCCGGCCCCGGATAGATGTAAAGCGTTGCATCGATCTGATACGGCACGATCTCCGCAGACTGCACCGTTACCCTGTCGGCCACCGGGCGCACCTCTTCATCGTTTAGGGCAGCAGCTACCACGGAAAGCAGATCATCGCTGGCCGTTCCGTCACCCTCACGCGACAGCACCGAAATGGTGACGCAGGCAGGCGCAGGACTGACCGCTGAAATATCAGCTACGCGCCCGTCTGCTGAACTCCCCCAAAATTCATACGCCGCCGTTGGCCCGGCCACGCTCAGACCTTCAAACGCCTGCTGGGTACGCGTGCGTAAATCCGCGTCTGACTCCATCACAGCTTCAATTGGCGGGGTAACGCTGTCGTCTTCTTCCTGAATGGTCAGACGTTCAACGTTGAAATTGACAGCCAGATTATCCAGATCGCTATCTGAGGAATAAGCCAGCATTACCGCGCGGGCCGCTTCATTCACCCGCTGGCGCAACAGCAATTCGCGATAGCAATTCTCTTCCAGCAGCATGGTGATCGGTTCCGATTCAAGCTCAAGCGTGCGGGCGATCTCTTCCTGCTCGTCTTCCGGGTACATAGCAATAAAAGCGGCCTTGCGCTGCGCGAAAAGCGTTTCGAAGTCCAGCGGTTCAACCACCACGGGCGGCGGTAGCTGCGATAAATCGATCGTGCCGCTCATGCCTGGCCCCTCAATGTGATATCGGCGTTAAATGGCGTCTGATTGTCAGTGCGATTGGCCTGGATAGTGGCAACCAGCCGACCGGCACCGGGCGCGCTCAGGGTGATACTGGTCAGAGAGATCCGCGGTTCCCATAAATACAGGGCGCTGTAGATAGCAGACATAACGCGCAGCTTCGTTATGGCGTTATCGACCGGCTGATCTATCAGGTTGAAAAGCTGCGAACCGTAGGCGCGGCGCATTACACGGGAACCGATCGGCGTTAACAGAATATCGCCGATAGACTGCGCGATATGCTCGTTGTCGGTGATGGCATGGCCTGAACTGGCATTCATGCCGCTGTAACGGACCGTACTCATACCGGGCCACCTGTATTACTGCCACCGGACTGAACGCCGTTATGTTTGTGAGAATGGACAACGACACCATTAGACGAAAGCGATCCGCCTGAATGGGTAATATCGCCCTTCATTTCCCCGCCGTTTTGCACTTCCAGCGTGGCGGTGATCAGCTTGTTGGTGCAGACCACTTCCGGCGTGTCCAGGGTAACGCGCGTGTCTGCCTTGACCGTTACTACCGGCACGGTGGCGGTAATGGATTCCGACGCGGTGACGCTTGCCGTTTTCACCCCGCTGACAACCAGCGAGCTGGCCTCCGGGTCATATGAGATACGGGCGCCATCCGGGTGCAGGATCACGCAGGTGGTAGCACCAGCATCTGGCGGCGGTGCGTCTTCGCTGTAAAGGCTTCCGGCAATGAATGCCGTCTCCATCTCACCGCAGGGGCACAAAATATAAACCTGTTCGCCCACTGTCGGCGCCCACCACGTCACGGCTTCACCGGCGCGCGCCACTGCCCAGCGGATCCAGTCGGTTTTGTTCTCGCCTGTTTCGACGCGTGCAAGATACTTTTCCGTGTCCACTTCCAGCACGGTGCCAATGCGGGCGAGATTGCAGATAAGGCGATAGAGTTCGTTTAAATTCATAGTGCTGACTGTTTCCCGTGGTGCCGGTTACGCTGTCCGGCGTCGCTTCCGCCCGGTAGCAGGCTTTACGACCGTTTCGGCTTTTGGGTTATGCAGTCAGTATCAGGAGTCGCGCGCGCGCAAACAACGCGGCGCCATTGTGGCGAGTTGGTGACAATCAAATCTCTTGCATGAAGGTAACAACTGTATCAGCCAGCCAGTCTAAATCCCCCTCGGTCATGCCCAGGAGTTCACGCACCGGGTAGCGTGCACGGGCACCCGGCACCACGTTATCGACTTCACCGTACTGGTGAACGCTGGCGATTTCGGCGGTATGCCCCTGAAAGCCAACCACGGCCATGCCGCCCGTACCGTAAGCCTTAAGGAAGCGTGCGGTGCGCAGCTTGCGGAACATCGGATCCTTTCTGGTGCGGTTCTGCTTGGACTGGTTGAGATTGATTTCAATATAACGCTGGATATCGCGCTTATAGAACGTGCGCAGGGCACCGCGATCCACGTCATAGCCGGTGATTGCGCGGTGCTCACCCCTGCCCGTTGTTCGCCAGTTGCGTAACTCCCTGGCCTCATCATTCCATATGAACTTTATCCCGCCCTGAGTGCGCAGGATTTTGCGGCGGCGGGCCGGATAGCTTTCACCGCTGGGGTTCTTCTGGCTGGCGATACGCTTTTGTTGGCGCTTACGCAGCCCGATCGCAACTTCGCGCGTCAGCTTGCGACGGTGCCCGGGCGAAAGCTGCGCGGCCACACTGGCTAGCCAGTCGTCTAACTGCTGGAAGAGGGGATCGGTTTGTTGTCCTGCCATGTTTCGCCGCTGACCTCATCAACAAATACCAGTGACCACGCGCCAATTTCTGGCCCCGGTGCAGGGTCAGCACGGTGACGGGTGACGATCTCGCCATCTTCACGGGTGACGATCACCGCTTCATCAGCCTGAATCTGGATCAGCACGTCCATCGTGCTGTTACTCAGGATATCGGCTTCGAATGTTATGCCGTTCTGCTGCCTGTCCGGGTTAAACAACAGATCAGGCTGATATAAGCGCGCCCATGCCAGCACCGGCACGCTGATAGTATCCAGAGATTCAGGGTAATCCATCACCAGCACTTCCAGCGTATAGCGATACTCAAACGCAGCAGCACGCTGGCCGGTGCTGACCATACGACCTTTTCGCAGATAAACCGCCAGATTATCGGGATTCTCGCGCAGCCAGGGCACATGCTGGCTTATCATCTGGCGCAGTAAATCGGGTTTAAGCATTACTTATTCCCCCCTGACTTAACCGCATCATACGCAGCCTCACAGGCTAATCCTCTGGCTCTTGCTTCATCAGCTTCTCTTGCCAGTTCCCCCGCTCGCTCGTCAGCCCGCTTAAACAGGTCGGCAAGCAATGCGGCACCGCTGGCTTTTGCCTCGCTTCTGCCGGGAGTTCCGGCACCGCAGGCGCGTTCACGGTCTGCCAGTCTCCTGGCGAGTTCGTCGGCTTTGGCGTGCAGCCCACGAGAAACAGCACTGGCACGATCGGCAGCAGCCTGCACGCCAGCAAGCTGCTGGCTGGTTTGTTTTCTGATCGCATCAATTTCACCTTGTCGGCGTTGTTCTTCTGTCCTGGCCTCAGCCTGCCTTTGCGCCAGCGCGGTGGCGTCGCGTGCATCACGTTGCGCCCACTTTTCACGCCAATGCTGATCTGCATCACCGTAACCGGCGCTGTAACGCCAGTGGCTAAAACCCCATACAGCAGCAGCGGCCAGCACAAGACAAACGATCGCTTTCCAGCGTGACAACCCCATATCTAAACCTCTCGCCAGCTCGCACTGTCAAAAATGACCGCGCTCGATACGCACGGCCAGCACGGTTAAAAATGTCAGGCCAGAAATAACGTGCGCTCGGCTTCCCGGCGCTTAACCAGCCCCGGCAACACCTTGCCGCCTGCTTTATTCCATTTCGGAAACTCAGCCGCAGCCCCGGCAAAATCGCCAGCATTCAGTTTTTTCAGCAGTGTGGAACCTTCCAGCGCCTTTACGCCCAGGTTGTAGGCAAAATCAACCAGCGCATCGAACTGATTTTGATTGATAGTGACTTTAACCAGCCCCGTAACGCCTTTTTCATACTGCACCAGGCCGCTACGCAACAGGCTATCAGCAGTTTCCTGCGTAATGGTCATGCCCTTGCCAACCGGCACGCCGTTGACGGGTTGAGTCCATCCATAACCGATCGTCCAGACGCCTACAGAATCCTGATAAGCGGCCAGCCTGCACCCTTCAAAGCCTTTCAGCATGTTGATGCCGTTATTGCTCATCTCCACCTTTCATCCCTCCGATTCGGTTTTCGATAAACCCGGTAACTTTGTTGCGGACTTTATCCGCGCCCATAAATCCGATTGAGGCGCCCACGAATGTTACTGCGTTGGACGGAAGCCCCAGATATTCCAGCGAACCGGCCACAGCAAGCGTGACAATCCCACATACCAGCGATCCGGTGGCGGTTTTAAGCAAAGACTGCCCATCGTAAAGGCTCATTAGCGCCGAAATACTCAGCGCCGCACCAGCCGCAAACAGTGTCGGCAGATAAGTAGCGATCCATTTCATTGTTTGTTCGAGTAATCCCGGTGGTGTGTCGTGCATACCCTCCCCCTTAATCCCATAGCTGCACGGTTTCCCGCTGGGCTGGCGGCTGGATCTCTGGCAGGTAGACAATCTGCCCGGCCTGCAACTCAGTGGCGGCGGAAATGCCCTTATTGGCATCGATCACCGCCTCGGTAACGCCTGCTGTTCTGCCGTAATAGCGCCAGCAAAGCAGGTCGATCGTGTCGTTTTGCTGCGCCTGAACGTTCATTACACCAACTCCGCCAGGCCCCGGCTTTCGTCCTGGATATCACGGATTGACCAGCGCACATCCCGCCACAGCGTATCGATCTGCGTGCTCAATGCCGCCGCGTGGTCTTCGCCTTTACTGGTGGTGTCAATATCGCGGTAGCCTTCAATCAACAGCGCCTTAGTGAGTGAATACACGGCATTTTTATAGCGCCATACCTTCACGGAAGTGCCATTCACCGGACTGGCCGGAATTTCTGCCAGTGACTCATAGCCCGCATCAATCTGCACCTGGCGCCACAGGAAGAGCTGATCATTAACATGGGCCACCGCTTCCACCGTTCGCGACATCAGGCGATCGGTTGTCACCTGCCCATCAAGACGCATCGCGCGGCGTAGTTCAGCCAGCGAAATGACTGGCCAGAATGGCAGGCTTTCAACTTTCGCGCCGCCATCATCAGGCACAGGATCGGATGGTGGCCGTACTGGCTCAGTGGCTACCAGACTCATGATCTCTACTCCGTATAAGTCAGGCGGTGGACGGCAGGACGAAGACGCGGCGTTGCCTGTTTTCGACTGCCGTGCCGCCTGGGTGCGCGGGGGCACGTTCGGTTATGACGCCGCCTTCTGGCGGGCTGTCGTGGTTCTTTTCTTCGCTGCCGGCTTGCTTTTAGCGGCGGGCTTTTTGGTTTCCCGCTTCGCTTTTGGCTGGGCTGGCGGCGTTGCCGTCTGGGTTTCGGTGCTGTTTGCTTCTGGCTTACCGTCTGCGCCGTCACCGTCAGCAGGTTGCCCGGACTTCTTAAGCGCACGTTGCAGAAGCTCAATATCACGGGTTACGCCTGCTTTTTTCGGGTTCAACACTGCCGCCTGGCGCAGGTATTCAACCGCAGCGGTAAGCGATTCAACGTTGTCAGTCAGGCGCAGCGTATAGCCCAGCGCCTTAAGCAGCTTTGAACGAACCTCATCCGGCATATCTTCATTCAGGGTTAAGCCCCGTAATGCTTCCAGCAGGTCAGCGGCGACCGGCGCAACAGCCGGGTTAGCTTTGAATGCAGCCAGGACTGGATCGCAAATTTCTTCCACCAGTACGGTGGCGGTGGTGCGGCGATACTGATCCGGCATCGGCAACTTATGGCGCAATACGTACTGACCAATGCGCAGGGCTTCGGCGATGTTTCCGCAGTCACAACACCAGATCATGACGGTGGTTAACACATCGTCAGACTGGCCGGAATCTGCCGTAAGTACGCCTTCGATCCACGGCTGATAGTCCGGCAGCAGTTCGCGTTTTAAATCCGCTTTAGCCTTCTGGGACTGGACACGGCTCAAACGGGCTTTATCCAGTCGCAGGCGGTGAAGCATGGTTTCGTATGCCGTCATTTCAAGCTGCGACGGCTCACGGCTGGCGTGGCGGCGTTCAGCCATCACGCGGTTAAAATGTTGTTGAGCAGGTGTCAACATGATGCCCCCAAAGCGGCCAGCAGTTAGCTGGCCTGCGCTGATTTATGGTGCCGGTGCTGGTTCGGCGGCGGTAATGCCTTCGATCAGACAGCCGAAGCCGTAATCTTCAACAACATAGGCATCATTTGATGAACTGTAGGTAGAGACGCGGTTATATTCCGGCTCTTCCACGATACGGCGACGGTGCGCACCTTCCTGCCAGTAAATCGACAGGTTTTCCCACGAAGTGATAAACATGCTGCCATCAGGGAAGAAAGGCGCGATGAACGAAGGCAGGTTGCCGATCGTCTTACGCGAGGCAATCAACTGACCGGCCAGCGCTTCGGAGTTCGGGTTATTGGTGCTGACGGCGTTGATGATCGGGAATGAACGGCTAACCGTCAGGTTACGACCAGTGATCACCACCAGATTGGGCGAATCTTTGTACCATTCGTCCATCAGTGAGTTAACCGCGTCATAAACCAGCGAGTCGTAGTTACCGTAATCACCTTTAGCGATCACCTGGTTGGAATCGTCGCGGCTGGTCACGGTGATATCTTTCATGACTCGTTGCGGCGCGTTCGCGCGGTACTGTTGCAGCCAGCCGATACCACAATCCTGCAAAAGCGGGTTAGCGTTGCGGTCGGACTTATCCGCATAGCTGGTTCCGTTAAAGCCGATCATGATGCGGTCAAGCGCGATACGCTGAATGATCTGATTGCTCAGACGCTGCTGGAAATCCGGGAATTTAGCCCACGCATCAAGCTGCGCATAAGAGGCGAAAGTATCCGCGTTCACCTTATTACAGGTGTACTTGTTCGAATCCAGCGCCGTGACGGAAACAGGCTGACGGCGATCGGTGGTGGAATTGTTGGTGCTGGAAATCGGGCCGCTCACACCCAGACCGATTTTTTCGCCGGTCTGATCGTTAACGCCGTAGATGTTAATCAGCTTCAACATTTCGGAAGACTGCTGCACCTTGTCTTCAAGCGTCTGTTCAACGCTTGGATCAATGCTGAACGACTTTGTTACGTGGGATTTGTTGATGTGATTCAGTTCAGCCTGTCGCTCAAGATACGCATCAAACAATTCACGGGTAGAATTACGCATAGTTATATTTCCTGTACAGTTCCTTCGTTACTGGCGGCGATCAGCAGTCAGCAAGCTGGGCGTTAGATTTTTCAGTTGCGCCGGTCGCTTCCGGGCGGCGGAATTTGCTGGCGTCTTGGGTAGAAAGCTGCGCTTTCATCTCGTCGAACTCAGAGCGCAACTTCTCCACCGCTTCGGCGGTCTGCTTGTTCTTAAGCTGCCCTGCGCTCAGTTTTTCCACTTTGTCCAGCAATTCACCTTGGCTTTCCGCTACCAGTTCAACCGCCTGGCGAATATCGCCATTTTCACGATCGAAGTGCTGGCGGGTTCCGGTCAGCATTTCCTTGATACGGGAAAAGAAATTCTTCCCGGTGTCGGACGCTGGCGGCTCTTCCTGCGCAAATTCGAGGGATGATTCCAGGGTTTCAGTGAAGAAGCATTCAGGTGCGTAGTGACGCGCGGCCAGTGGGTTGGCGCTGGCGTTCTGGGTGCAAAACTTCATCATTTCGGTGCCCAGGCTCGCCGGGTTATCGGTACAGGCCAGCCCCATAAGGTAGGCTTTGCCGGTGTCGGCAAAGGACGGATGCACCTCAATGCTATGGTAGATTTTCTGGCGTTTGCCTTTCAGCTCTACCAGTTCGTCCGTGGCGTCCACCTTCACCAGAAGCGCCAGTTTGCCCTTTAACGGGCCCTCGGCAATCTCCTCGGCTTTGGCTTCAACCACGTCACCATACGCGCGGAAATCGCTTGTCGGCGACCAGCCTAAAATGTGTTCCAGATTGACGCGGGCGCCATATACCTGGGGATCGTACTGTTCGGCCATTTCGGTGATGTGCTGACGTTCCAGTACTCGACCGTCACAGGTTGCGCCCTCTACTGCGGCGCGGAAAAAATTTGTCATTGGCATGGTGACAAAGCTCCGGGTTGGTAAGCGATTGATATTAACCAGTGCCCCAATCATTCCCTTTGCAGCCGGAAGGCGCAAAGCCTTCACTTTGTCGGACTCAGGCGACAACCAGCGGCGATATTGTTGCGCGCGCGAGCGCGATAGCCTGTTGCCATGAATACAGCCGAAGACCTCAGCACAAAAGCCAAAAGCCTCTACTGGCAGGCGTTTAGTATCACTCAGATTTCTAAGGAAATCGGGGTGAGCATTAACACGATCTACAGTTGGCGCCGCCGCTATGAGTGGGATAAAGCCACCCCCATGCAGCGGGTGCAGGATCGCACGCACGTTCGTTACCTGCGCCTGGTGGAAAAGGACGACAAAACACCGAAGGACTTCAAAGAAATTGACCTGCTGGCGCGCCAGCTTGACCGCTTTGAACGGCATGAGCGACGCGACCAGGAGAAAGAGAAGAAGGCGAAGACCCCGAAAAACCATTTCACCGAAGAACAGATAACCCAGCTTCGCGCCCTGGTCTTTGATTCGCTCTACGAGCATCAAAAACGCTGGTTCAAACAGTGGAACCGGCGTAACCGCTTTATCCTCAAATCGCGCCAGATTGGCGCCACCTGGTACTTTGCCCGCGAAGCGCTGTTGCGTGCGCTGGAAACCGGAAATAACCAGATATTCCTGTCAGCCAGCCGCGCCCAGGCTTTCCAGTTCAAGCGGTTCATTCAGAAGCTGGCACAGGAAATCGGTGTAGAACTCAAAGGCGGCGACGCCATCGTATTGAGCAACGGCGCAACGCTGTACTTTCTCGGCACCTCTGCCGCGACGGCACAGAGCTACACCGGCGATCTGTACATGGATGAAGCCTTCTGGATCAGCAACTTCATCAACCTGCGCAAAGTCGCCGCAGGCATGGCGACCCACAAAGGGCTACGCCGCACCTACTTTTCTACGCCTTCCAGTGAAGAACATGAAGCCTATCCCTTCTGGACTGGCGATCAGTTCAATAAGCACCGTTCACGGGCTGATCGGGTGGATATCGACACCAGTTATAAGGCGCTCAAAAACGGCAAGCTGGGCGGAGATAACATCTGGCGCCAGATAGTCACGCTGGAAGACGCCGTGAAGCTCGGCTTCGATCTGGTTGATACCGATGAAATCCGTAACGAGAACTCCCCCGATGAATACGCCAACCTGTACGGCTGCATGTTCGTTAAAGCCGGGGAACGCGCCTTCGACTACAACGCAATTCTGGGCTGCGGCGTTGATGGCTACATGCCGGACGCGTGGCCGGACTGGAACCCGTTTGCACCCCGTCCGCTGGGTAATCGCCCTGTCTGGGTAAGCTATGACCCCAACGGCAGCAGCGGCAAAGGCGACAGCGCCGGGCTGGTTGTGCTGGCCCCGCCAGCCGTGCCGGGTGGTAAGTTCCGCGCGGTAGAACGCCACCAGTTACGCGGCATGGAGTACGAAGAGCAGGCCAAATTTATTAAAGAGATCACCACCCGCTACAACGTGCAGCACATTGCTATCGACGGCACAGGGATCGGCGATGCGGTTTATCAACTGGTGATCAAGTTCTTCCCGCAGGCGGTTAAATACAACTATTCACCGGTTCTTAAGCGGTCGATGGTGCTCAAAATGTTGATGGTCATTCGTGCCGGGCGCTTTGAGTTCGACGCCGGAATGATGGATCTCGCACAGTCGTTTATGACCGTGCGTAAAGTCACCGCAGGCGGCGTTATTACCTACCAGTCCGATCGGGCCCGTGGCAGCAATCACGGCGATCTGGCATGGGCAACTATGCAGGGCATTTACAACGAACCGATCGGCGCGGAAGTGACCGGCGATAACGGCAGTTTTGTGGAGGAGTTTTAATTGAGCGGCAAAAAGAAATTCAGGGCGCCAACTGCTGCGCCAGCCAGCACGGCCAGCAACGCAGCCACCCCGCTGGAAAGCGTGGAATCTTTCAGCTTTGGCGACCCGATCGCAGTCAACGATCGCGCGTCTCTTATGGAGTGCCTCGAATGCCATAATAATGGCCGCTGGTATGAACCACCGATCAGCCCCTACGGACTGGCGCGCATGTTCGACGTTGCCGCCTATCACCAGTCACCGCTGATATTTAAACGCAATGTTATCGCCAGTTGCTACATACCGCACCCGCTGTTGACCCGGCAGGAGTTCACCGCCTGGGTGCAGGATTATTTAATTTTCGGTAACTGTTACATGGAATGCCGCCGCAACCGACTCGGCCAGCCGATCGAGCTGCGGCACAGCCAGGCAAAATATACGCGGCGCGGCATAGACCCGGCGCAATTCTGGTTTGTTCCGCGCTACGTTGACGATCACGCGTTCGAACCTGGCAGCGTCTGCCAGATCAAGAACCCCAGCCCGCACCAGGAGATCTACGGCGCGCCGGAATATCTGGCCGCGCTACAAAGCGCCATGCTGAACGGTGAAGCAACGGTGTTCCGCCGCAACTACTACATTAACGGCAGTCATGCGGGGGTGATCGTCTACCTCACTGACCCAGTAGCGAATAATAACGATGTGGAAAAGCTTAAGAAGTCGCTGAAAGATGCACGCGGCAACGGTGCCTTTAAAAACCTGTTTGTCTACGCGGCGGGCGGGAAAAAAGACGGCCTGCAAATTATGCCGTTCAGCCAGGTGGCGGCGAAGGATGAGTTTACCGGCATCAAAGACGCCACCCGCGACGACCTGCTAGCCGCGCACCGCGTGCCGCCCGTTCTGATGGGGGTAATGCCTAATAACTCCGGTGGCTTCGGCGACGTAGAGAAAGCGGCGAAGGTGTTTTCCATCAACGAACTGGCCCCGATACAAGAAAGCCTGAAAGAGTTAAACGACTGGCTGGGGATCGACGTGGTGCGCTTCAACCCTTACGCACTATTGCAGGCAGCGATCTGACGCCAGCCCGGACACACCCACCACCACCGTGGAACGGCCAGCACGGCCGCAACTGACCACACCGCACGTAAGCCCCTCAGCAGCCCGCTGGCAGGGGCTTTTCTTTTGCCTCAAACCACCACGATGAACCGAAAACGACGCAGCAGCGAGGCGTAGCGGCGCGAAAATCGGCGCAGATAATACCGACCCTATCCCACCCCTCAGCGCGCGCTCACTCCCCCGCCTCGCCCGCACACAAAACCCCCGCCTTTTTGTGCAAACTTGCAGATCACGGCAGGCCGCGCCGCGTCTGGGCTTGTCTGGCAAAAGTACCATCAAAAAAATTGTGCAAACGTGCGCGTAATTTTGCACCAAAAACGCGCACTTTCTGAAAGCGAGCGCTTAACCGGCGTCAACCTCATTGAGCGCCGCCATAATTGCCAGCCTCTCAGCAGGCGGCAACGCCGCATATTTCGCGCGCCAGCGCTCAACTTTCCGCTTAATGCGGCTGCGATCGTTGTAATCTTTGCCAGCAAAAGCGTGGGAATATGCCCGCCCTTCGCCGTAGTTCATCCAGATTTTTTCTGTTCGCACCCCACCGCGCGTCATGGCCTGAAATTCCATACTGCGCCAGCTCGCTAACGTTTCGTCATAAAGCTGCGACGGGTAACCAGACAAGATCACGCTGACGTTTTCCGGCAGGCTCATGAGGCAGGCTAACAGACGCTCATGATCTGCAACGGTATATTCATGACGATAACGGGCACGACTGGTGCGAGTTTCCGGCATGTAAGGCGGATCACAATAGACCAACACCCGCCCCAGCTTGGCAAACGCTGGCACACCAGTTATCGCCCCGTTCTGTTTCAGGCTTTCCAGAAAACAGACTGCATCACCGTGGAAAAAATCAAGGCGTGGCGGGTTGATGCCCCGGTCTTTCCAGCGCTGTAACGTCTGTATACGCGCGGTATCATCCAGATCCGCGCCATAGTTCCGCAACGCTGGCGGCTTATGGAACATCACCGCCCCACTGCCCAGGTGGGTTTCAATGTAAGTATCATGCGGCGGCATCTCGGCAATGATTTTTTGATAGACGCCACTACCGCCTTTGCTCCCTAAATAACTCATCCGTAAATCCTCACGTTGCAGCTGCAGCACTGCTAAAAATGACGGTGCTCGATGCGTATGGCCAACATTGCCAAATCTGACAGTGCGGTACCCAATGAGCGCCACTTAGTGGCGCTAGCGGACTCTTTGCCGCCCGCGCCCGCAGAATCGCCACTCCCCGCGCAACAAGTTGCGCAGGTCATAACGATTGTCACCAAACCCATTGGATCAGCACCTCAAATAGCGCCTCACCAACAGCCCGAACACAAATCCAGGCGAATAAAGCTACCGCTGCCGCAATCCATGCAGCCCGGCGCTTTGCTGGTACGTTCGTCCGCATCCAGTCATAGGCCGAAACCGCCAGCAAAAAACCGATAACATCCAGAATCGTTTTCATTTTCCCTCTCTTACTCCCTGCTATCTGCTGTCTTAACCGCCGCTTTCCAGCGGTCAACCAACTCGCCAACCTTGTGTTTGGATATGGATTTGCGCCACGGCTGATCGGTACCGGCGATAATCAACTCACCCGTAACCGGATGCGCGCGATATACGGTATCGAGTACCGTCACTTCATTACCGCGCGCCAGTTGAATGGCCTGCGGTTTACTGATCTGTACCTTCTTAACCTGCGCCCATGACTGAACCAGCCCCGCCAGACCAGCAATTGCCGGTGATAAAACCTGCTCTTGCTGCCTGATCGCGTGGGCGGCTTTGAGGTAACTTTCTGCCCGCTGGGTGTCATATTCTGAACAGTCGCCGCTGGTTATGCTGCGCGCCAGCTCCTCAAACTCATCAGCAAGCGATTTCTGCCGCTTCGGTTTGTGGTTATGAAGGCTTTCACGTACCTGTTTTCGCTGTTCCTGGGTCAACTGACCGATCTCAAATTGTTCCGGCCCTTCCCGCTCAGCTGGCACTGTCATTAATGACGGTGATCCGGGCGGTGAATTTGTTCGTTTTTTGACCTCAGTACAGTTATTGACACGAGTCCTAGAGGGCGCGGACGCGCCCCGAAGGTCAAAATCAAAGTCAACGGCCTGCGCGGAGTCGCCCAGAATCTCCGGTTTTTTACGCACAATGCGGTAGGTATGCAGGCGGGTTTCAATTGGTGGGATGTGAGCAGCGGGCATCACCAGACCTTTAATAAGATCCAGATACTCGCCGTAATCATTTGGCTCTTCTTTCTGCTGGTACCAGATGCGCAACGGCAGATCGCGGCGGGCGACCAGTGCCCCACCTTGCAATTGGGTATATTGCTGCCAGTCGCCAGCATCCGCTGCGCGGTGCAGCTCAGCAAACAGTGGGTTTATCTTGTCGGCCTGCTCCTGATTGCGGAACCGGCGCAGCTCACGCCAGACAGATACCGGCGCACCGCCCAAAAACTGAAACTGACGGATGCCCCAGCACGATGCCCAGGCGGTAGCGTGTTTTGATGTTTCTTTCAGCGGCCTGCCGCTCTCGTCGTCTGTTTCACCGTCGAGCGCGTAGCCGTCAATATTCTTACTGATGTACTTCACCACGTAGCCGGTGGCGCTGCCGATTTCCTGATCGATCGGCTTCATGTCAAAACGTGGCTGATTGCCGTGCTTACCCTGCAACTCTTCCGCATCCTCGCGGGTGGCATAGTCTTCCATCACTTCCAGCAGTTCGGCGGAATGTTCCGGCAGGGAGAACAGCAGACCGTGCCAGTGCGGCGTACCATCGTGGTGGGACTCAGCCACCCGCAAACCAAATACCGGGATTTCACGGCGGGCCAGCTCAGCGCGGATCTGTTGCCATACCCGATTAAGATAACGCTGCGTGGCTCTTGGGCTGACACCATTCCATTTGGCATTACGATGACCGAATACGGTATATGCGTGGTATTTGGATGGCGCAGTCAGAGTAAAAAACTGGCCCGCGTAGCCGCTTTCGGTGGCAACTTTCTCAAAGCCGCCGATACGGGTCATAAGTTCAACGCGGCGCAATGCCGGGTTAGATATGCTCTTATCGATCTGCTCAATAAGCGAAATACGCTCTTTGGTGTCCTGGTCTTCCAGCTCAAGACGGGCCATGATCGCGCGGCTGCGCTTGCGTCTGGCATCCCACTCATCAACGTGGTGTTTACTGCAATACGGCGCAGCGCCTCGCTTTACATCACCAAAGGCAATGTGCAGGTGCTCACGCCAACGCGCGGCGTACTTTTTCAGGTTACGGTGCCAGTAGCGATCATCCAGCATCTTGCTAATGCCAGTAGTTGCCTCATCAATAAACAGCGCTCCCCGGCAATACTTTGCCCAGCTCGGAGGCGTCAGGAAGAAAAGCCGCGCGAGGATAGCCGCTTCGGTGTAAAGGTATCCGGCATATTTCCGATCGCTCTGAGTCTCTACCGTTTCGTGAACTTCACTCAACACAGACCGCATATAGATAGCGATATCCTGCGCCAGTAGTTCAACATCTTCCGGCGTGAAGTCCGGCAGGTGGTTAAAGCGCTCAACCAATCCATGCAGAGTGTTAAACGTGTGGTAAAGCGGGTTTAACCCTTTGAATGCTGTATCAGCCTGAGATTTAGCCTCATCGGTCATCGCAATAGCGTATTGCTCATTCACCATATTGATAGGCGGCAGATCCCTGCGGATGATATCGCGCAGCGCCAAGCGGGCGATGTGTCTACCCTTCATGGTGTGAATACTGTCAATGCGGGAAGCCAGACGCAGGCGAATAAAGCGAGGTAGCGGCGCAAGGGTGACTTTCACCCACGCCAAAAACTCCTGTTCTTGACCCAGCTCGACGAGATCAACAACGGGAGTCTTATCAACACAAATGGCAGCTTTCGGCTTCTGCCATTCGTAATCGTACCAGGTAGCGTCTGGAGCACTACCCGGATACGGAGGGGGCGGCGTTGGAGCGCTGCGCCCACTTGCTGCGGTGGTCATCGTGCGCCCACGTACCGATCAATCACCTGGTGCTGAATATCCAGCCCCAATTTTTCAGCAAGCGCGTATTCTGCCTTCGCCCCGGCAGACTGCTGCCAACCGTCCAGCATGAAGATGCCATCAGCGCAGCGAAGCATGGCAAGGCAGATATCCATATACTCCGCTTGCTCTAAGCCATCCGGCAGGGTCTCCGGATTAAGAGCAACATTTCCGCGCCGTACAATGTGCGCGGCTGCACGGTGAAACGCCGGGCGATTAAAGCCAGGCAATCCGCTCATTGGGCCAGCGATATAGATTTTTGACATTACAGAGCCTCCATTTCTGAATCGTCTGCGATGCCCAGGCATTCCCTGCTGCTCTCGCAGTGTCCGCACCCACCTGCCGGGCATCCCTCAACGATGCCCAAAGTGCCGATCACTTCTTTGGCCTTCTGGCGGTTGCTGGCGTCAGTGCTAACGGAGCGTTGCACGTCGATTTCATGCAGGCGGAAGCGGTGATAAATCTCGCGGGTGGTTTCGGTGTCACTGTTGGAAATGACCACCGGCGCGCCATATTTGCGGTTAACTTCCAGCAGCTCCGCCGCTAACTGGCGGTGGTGCTTCTCGGTGAATGGCTCGGTGTGGTATTGGGTGAAATTGGCGGTTTCGCTGGCAGGCAGGTACGGCGGATCGCAGTAGATGGCTTCATCCGTTCCAACCATCACTTTGAGGGTGTTTTGAAACGAGCTGCACAGGAAAATAGCTTTGGTGTCGTTGGCCTTCTCAGCAAACTGGCGGATCTCCGCTTCCGGGAAGTAAGGCGCGGTTTTGTGCTGACCAAACGGCACGTTATAACCGCCGCTCTGGTTGTAACGCACCACGCCGTTGTAGCCGTGGCGGTTGAGGTAGAGAAACAGGGCAGCGCGGGCCACATCAAGCAAACCTTTAGTACCGTTGAAAATGCGGCGGTTCTGTAAGTATTCCTCTTTGGAGTTGCCGGTCGCAAAGAGCGGGCGGGCAAGATCAATAACCAGCTCAGGGTTGCTTTTGACCTCGCGATAAAGGCGGATCAGGTCTGGGTTGATATCCGCAAGGATATAGCGGCGATAATCGGTATTGAGGAACACGGAAGCGCCACCAACAAAAGGCTCAACGAGGCAACCAGCCTTTGGTAAATGCGGCAGTAATTCAGGCATCACGCGGCTTTTGCCACCGGGCCATTTGAGGAGGGAACGGATCATAATGCCGCCCCCATAGCGCCTTTCGCTGCGAGGCTTTTTAGGTTGTCTGAGAGCTGGGCGATCTGATTCCACACATCAGCGGCAGCGTTATGCTTTTGAGAATCGACAAGCCGATTTGAGGCATACCCACAGACAGTAAGCGCAACCTCTTCAACCGTTCTAACGTCACGGACATTCCAGAAATTCCAGACGGGTTTTAAATCTACTGCGCGCAGGGCGTTGTAGATAATCGGCATATCGTAATCAGTGCCGCGCGCCCAAACTTTCACGCTCGCCAGATCACAATATTCCAGGATAAACATATTTAATTCACTAAGAGCCACAGGGAGGGAGTAAGCCCCTTCTTCGATTACTTCCGCTCGCACTTCTCCCGACTGCTTAAACCACCATTTGATTGTTTCAGCGCCCAGCGTTCCGCCGAATGCCTCACTGCTTTCAATAGCAATGCGGCGGTACATTGAGGCGGAAACTTCACCTGACATAGGGTCAAAGATTGCCGCAGCAATAGACGCAATCGCCGCAGTCGGCTTGTTATCCATGGCTTCAATATCAATCATTACATGCTTCATCTTGCTTTCTCCTGGGTGCAGGAAGCCCGGCGCGGTAATGCGCCTGACTACTGGTTAATCATTCAGTGGTTAATTGACTGCGCCATCCGGCGCGGGTGGTGGTGATTCGCGTAACGCCTGCATTTCAAGACGCGGCGCAGCATGATCGGGAAACTCCCACGGCAACGCCGCAGCCAGCTCGGCAAGGCGTTTAATGCCCAACATCAGGCTCACTTTGTCCTGAGAGCTGAACTGTTCGAAAGGCATGGTGAGATGGGAGTGAGTCAGCGACGGCAGATCTTTAAACCGCTGGGCGGCTTCGTTTGCCAGCAGGATGATCGCCTTTTTCTGAGTCTCGCCCAGGCGGTTGAAACGGCTCGCCGTGTCATTGGTGCGGGAAACTGAAATGCTCGACTGCAAGCGGGCGCGCTGCTCAAGGAACATCTGACGCCCGGATACTGGTTTTTCTTGTCCGATACTCATAATCCTATCCCCCATCACTGCCGCTTATCAGGTGCGCCACTCGGAAGTAACGCCCCGGATAAGCACCGGTTTCCCGGTGCCTCTCTTACTCGTCGCCCTGCTGCTCTTTGGCTGGCTTAATCGCAGGCCATACCAGAACAACGAGCGCCCCCACGAAGAACAGATCGCCAACTGCTGAGAGCAGATAACTGGTGAAGTCCACCGCTACCACCATGAAAGCCAGCAGCAGAACCAGCGCAGGCCGCAACATGCTCAGCATCTGGTTCATCAGATGTAATCCTCAACGCGCAAGCCCAGACGACGCCCAACCTCTTCCAGTACCTTCTGCTCTTCCGGCTCGATCTCTCCGTCAGCTTCGGCAATGGTCAGCATGTTGACGAAGACCTCCTCAGCCTCTTTCGGGTCGTTTTTGATATCTTCGATTTCACGCAGGATGTTCATGCGACCAACGCGAAAACCTGCCTCAAGCTGTTCAGTGAAGCGGGTGATCAGCGCGGTGATTTCGTTGCCGTAATGACTCAGGCGGGGATTAGAGCGCAGCAGCTGATCGAGCTTTGCGGTTTCCTCTTTTTCAATTTCACCATCAGCAGCAGCAACCAGCAGACAGCCACCAACAATGGCCTCCATCAGATCGCGATTTTCAACTTTCTTTAATTCAACTTTTACAGCAGCGGTTTTTTTCTTGAACATGCCAAACATAATTAACCCCTTTTTTGGGTGAGTGAATGCGCCATCACTTAATAAAGTGACGACAGGTAGAAAAAGTTTTATCTGTTACTTAATTACTAAAGCAGCTTTCTAAATAACCCTACTAAGGCACTAAATAAGCCTTTGTTTATCTTCTTCGTATAAACAAAAGGCTTACTCATACCTTTAATAAAACGTACCTTATTCGGTTCCGGTTTAAAAAAACGCCCGTCCGGGCATTCAATCCAGCCGCGTGTATTGCGGTAATGCGTGACCTGGCAACCGTGCTTTAACAGGCTGGCAAGTGATGGGGCGTTATCGTTCATATCGTGTACCTGCTACAGTTGTCTACGAGCCTTGCGCTCTACTTCTGCGCGGCGGGCTTTAAACTCAGCAAACGCTTTAGCTCTCTGCTGCTTTACTTTTTCGCTCCGCTGCCTGATCAAGAATTGAATTAAATACAAAACCAGCACAGCAAAAATAGAAAGACCGATAATCATTTCAGCTTTCATAACTTTCACCACTTTTTAACTTATCAATGGTTTTCATTGCTTCGGCTAAAGCAAAATCACGGCCTAAATAATTTCCATTATTTAACACGCTATATGCCGTTTTCATCGTAATGGCATTGCGCGGGCATTTATGAATGGTGAAGCCACGATAAATATAACTATGGCGGCTTAATTGTATTAACTGGCCCGTCATCTCATCGACTCCTTACAGACCAATCCACAACAGCCAGGCATCACGCTGCTCTTTCGGGCGGTTGTAATACGCATCACGCATCGCGCGGTTGAACTCAGGAATGTAGATCCAGTTTTCAGCACGAGCGCCCAGGCTTTCCGGGTTCTTCCATGGGATGATCGGTAACTTACCGTCTTCAATCATGCTCTTAACCGTGGCGGGCTTCTTGCCGATCAGCTCAGCAAATTTCGGGTACGGAACCGCGTCAACAGCATGACGCACTTCAATGAACCCCTCTAACTCTTTGTCTGTCATAGCGTTAACTCCTCTCATGAAATCGTTGCCGGGATTTTTAGCCATGCCCGGCGCATGGTTTTGTGGTAATTTCGCTATGCCCTTGATGTTCATGCCAGAGCGCAGGGGCATAACAGCAACCCACCACAAGGATCCGTTATGGAACTTAATATCACTACTTGCTATAAAATATTTGAGAAGCACTTCAACCGTATATCCGAGTCTCTTGATGTCAACCCATCAACCAGACGCGAGCTAGAAAATTTCATTGCTTTTCGTGCTCTTATTCTTTTTAAACTGGATCTACTGTTAATTGATCACAGAAATTCAATTGACCAAGAACGCTTTATCCTCTTTGGTAAAAACGCCCTCTATCATTATTTATTCACCAAAAAAGGTGTTTCATACACAGAAGCTAAAGCAATGAGCCTTCAAGACTCGTTAATTATTCTCGCAGAAGACATTTCAAAATATTCGCTACCCGCTGATATTTTAAACTTCCTAAAGAATGAATTTAACTTCTCATCAAATAACATTAAGAGCGTTATAGATGAAATGCGTGTATTCAAGGATTCTGATTGGGACTTTGAGCCTGCCGATACACGATTGAATTAATAAAGTCGTTGGTATATTTTAGTCTTCCTTCGATCTCTCCAGCCTGTTCCCGTAGATCTTCTGGCCTGCCGGTTAAATTTCTACGGGACGTAAGTTTTACGATTACATCCTCAAGGAAAGAAATTAATTCTTCATCAGAAAGCGAACCTGCAAAGATACGCGGCGTATCTTCTGTTTCTGTATTGCTCATTGCTTCAACAGCATTATTCATAAACTGCTTTTCAGCACCTAAGCGATCTTGAAGATCAGCGGTTGCTTTAGTGAGTGCCTGGATAAATTCATCACTGCCGGGCGATTCTATAAAGATGATGCTTTGCATATCTCTGCCACGTAGTAACCACCCTTTCAGGCTTCCCTCTAAAGCATATCGGCAGCAGAACCCTTCACCCAATCCCTCAAGTTTCATAACCATTTGTGCTAATCTCCGCATTGGCGCTAGGCGCTTATTTCGGCTTGTAACTGCTTAAATTGGCAGTTGCTAACTCAACTAACGGGGTTGCGTATGCCACCCTTGAAATGGAGATTAGGGTAATGAATGCTACCCTGTCAAGCGACATTGGTGAAAAAATCAGACTGATTAGGGAAGCTGAGGGTCTTACTCGTCAGCAATTCTTTGAATTAACAAACATTCCAATCGGTACTCAGAAATACTACGAAACAGGAAGGAGGGATGGTGTGGGTAGCGATATCTTACTCAGGATCACGCAACATGAACGTCTTGAAAAATATACGCTTTGGCTGATGACTGGTAACACAGCACCAGACGCCGGGCAAATAGAACCGGCTCTCTCTCTTGATGGGCCAGAGAATGCAGCAACGTCGCGCCGCTCCGTCCGCAAAACTGGTTAACGCTGCATCATGATTTCATCAACTGGATAGATTCACTTTCACTCTGTAGTACCGGAGGGCTTCGCTATGTCGATTAAGAAGCTCGAAGGTGGTCAGTATGAAGTAGACGTATGGCCCCGCGGGCGTAATGGAAAACGCATCCGCAGGCGATTTGAAAAGAAACAAGAGGCGGTTCTTTTTGAGCGTTATGTATTAGCTAACGCCGATAAAAAAGAATGGCTTGGCGCGAGCGTAGATCGCCGCACGTTAAGCGAGTTGTTATATACCTGGTGGCTTTTGTATGGGCAGACTCAGGAAAATGGTGAGATAGAAAAGCGGCACCTGAAGAAGACCATCAGGGCGCTGGGAGATCCAGCAGTTAACCGGCTTGATAAGCACACCATTGCCCGGCACCGCAGCCAACGACTGGATGACGGGATCAGCGCTGCCACGATCAACCGGGATATATACCGTTTTTCCGGCATGTTCAGCACGTTGATTAAGCTGGATGAGTTCAGGAAGGAAAACCCTTGCAAGGGTCTGGAGCCGCTGAAAGAAGCGCCTCCTGCTATGACCTATCTCGCCAAATCAGAGATCAGCAGACTGTTGGATACCCTGACAGGCGATGATCGCCGCGTGGCGCTGTTATGCCTCAGCACTGGCGCACGTTGGGGAGAAGGCAGCACCCTGCGAGGTGAGCAGGTTAATCATGGGCGTGTGACGTTCCTCAAAACCAAAAACGGGAAAAAGCGAACGGTTCCAATATCGGCAGAGCTGGAGAAGGAGATCAAGACCAGTGACACCGGGCCATTGTTCAAAGTTGATTATGAAAACTTCTGCGAACGGCTCAGGCAGGTTAAACCAGACTTGCCACGCGGACAGGCTACGCATGTGCTCCGGCACACATTCGCGAGCTGGTTCATGATGAACGGGGGCAACATTATCGCGTTACAGCAGATCCTTGGTCATGCAAGCATTCAGCAAACGATGGTTTATGCTCACCTTGCCCCTGATTATCTGCAACACGCGGTGACGTTAAACCCACTTGGCGGAGGGTTGGCGGTGTGA